CGGTTCGCGTTGTTCACCCCGAGATTGTTCACCCGACGGTTCGCGTTGTTCACCCCGAAATTGTTCGCCGGTCGATTCAGATTGTTCACACCGACGTTGTTCGCCGGTCGATTCAGATTGTTCACACCGACGTTGTTCGCCGGTCGATTCAGATTGTTCACACCGACGTTGTTCATCGCGATGGCATTACGCGTCGACGCACGGCGTTTTCTCGCGAGAACGATCGGTTCGCGAATTTTACGACCGTCGAGATAACGCTTCGTCGCTTCGATGAGTTCATGTTTCGTGAGACCATCGGTGAGGACGACACCGGCTTTCTTCGCGACGCGCTTCAATTCATCTATTTTTGAATCGCTCGCGAACAAGATATCATAATCTTTTGGCTTAAGAGGTGATTTACCATCGATCATGAATGTTCTGTTCTTACTGAGAACCAAAGGCGGAAGTGGGAGATTATCTTCCTGAATATCGGTGTAGGCCTGACATATCTTCTTGCGAGATAAGTTCAGTTCTTTACCCGTATTTTGCCGTATCATCTGACGTAGGTTTTCTATATCAAGTTTTGGATCACACGCATCCATCCATACACTTTGATATACAAAAACATTATAAATTATGACCAAGCATATACAGTCGTATCTTGTCCTCGTAACTCAAACCAAAGTCAAATATATTTAAGTGCTCGATATCTATCTGATGTGTTTTAATCTTAACATCATACTTAACTCTATTACGTAAGGTTGACGTTATGATTGTTTCGAGAAACTGTTTTGGATTTTCGAGGTCTTCTTTATATTTGGGTACCACGTGTATTTTAACGCACGTTATCTCGTGTGGCTTTTTGTCTATAAAGGGAAGAAGTGGTATGTCTTCCGCTGTACCACCGTCGACGTATGTCTTCGAGTCGTGTTTACCACATTCAAATATGAGTGGAATGGCTATGCTCATACACACCGCGTCGATCACTTTCATGTCCGGATACGTATCCACCGAAAAATACTCAGTCTGTGACGAATTAAGACAAAACGCCGCGACGTATATCTTCTTTTTCAGTTCTCGGAATGTTGGATCACATCCACACAACTCGACGAGTTTTTGACGTATAGGTTCAGTATCGACGAAGCCAAATTTGTTAAAAAAGAGCCCAATGTTTAGCTTAACAAATTCGGAGATATCTAAGGATAATGACATTTTAAAAATCTTATCGACAGACATCCCCAACGCTAGAAATAGTGCCAAGATCGATCCAGCCGAAGCACCGGATATTTCCTGGACATCGCGAAGTTCTTTATTCATTCTTTTAAGACGCCCGATCATGGCATAAATACCCATGGCACCTGGTCCCAGAACTAAATACTTCATATCCTATTAGTAGAATTGAGGAAATTGACGTCGCAAAGACGCGAAAATAAGAGAAAAGACGAGGGCGTGCACGAGAACAGACTGCGGACTCGTTTGACCCGAACGGAAAACACCACCAGAACCCGGCGGCAACGTCAAAAGAAGACCCGGGCTCAAAGCGAGGAAGAGCGTCGTCGTGACGAGCAAATCAGCCTTGGTCACGACCAAACCCATGACTCGGGCGATCACAGAGTACGCCAAGAAGAACACGAGCGCGTGGAAAAAGATGGCCATTTGATTAGTGTTACCACTGGCAAACTTAACAGACTTGCCATTCGCGGTGAGCAAAAGACCTGGGCTGAGCGCGACAAAGAGCGCGGCTGGGATGGTGACTTTGCGCGTGGCAATATCGGGGAGCATTTAATATATAGTCATATTATTTTGTGACGTGTGTAAAGCCACGAAATCAATGAAATGATCGAACGTAGCACCAATCATGAAAGCGTCACGTAGGTTTGCGTCCCTGATATACTCTTCAATCTTATCCCAAATATATGAGAGTTGTGGCGTTGTTCTGAAATAAATATACGCCGGTTCTTCGTGATGTTCTGCGTAACAGAAATCGGCAAAGTCTGAAAATTCAGCCTTATCCAAGAGCGTGTGTTCGAGAAACGCGTCACGAATTAATAAATTCATGAGATCCCACAGTTCCCATAGTTCATCTGAGTATTTCGATTGCCAATCATGAATATTCAGATGAGTGTCATCATCTTCGATGACCTCGCCATTTTCGTCGAGTTCGACGTCGAGGTCAAAATTTCCATCTTCAATGTACTGACTCCACACCATCGTGACTTACTTATCTTCTTTAGGAGCCTTCTCTTTTATACCGGTTAATGAGAGCGTCACGGATTCTTTGGTTTTTAAGTTGTCTTGAATCGCGTTAATCGCACCCTCGACCTTCACTTCGTCACCCCCGAAGAATTTCAACAAACCTTCCTTAATAGAATCCTTATTCACACCCGACTTACGGACGCTTTTTCTCAAACTTATCTTACCCTTCCTGAGGTTAATGGTATCAATACCCTGGTCAACCATGTGTTTCTTCACAGTCTCTTTGAGACGCTTTTCTTCCTGGTTAAGAATTTTGATATCAGCTTTCGCTTCAGAAAGTTGTTTACTGAGGTCAACGAGCTTCGAGACGCTCGTTGAGAGATCACTAGACACAGAAGACATAATTATCTATTATTGATCTAAAATCTTTAAGCGCACAAACTACGCTGCATCAAGTCCGGAGCAATCGTGGAGTTGTTCCAAACGAAAGCATCCTTGGGGTTCGGCGGATCCGCGCGAATTTGCTGGTTCGCGTTACGCAAGTTACCGCCAGTGGTCTCCGGGAAGCCAATTTGTTGACGCGGATCCAAGAAGTTTTGACCCTTGAGGATATCTTCCGGGGCAAACTCACCGAAGTCCTCCTGAGAAGCAACCTCACGCGGCAAGAGCGAGGACGCAAGTCCGGTGCCAGCCTTCATTTGGCACGTACTCGCCGGAACATCACCACCATCGTAAAGGCTCGGCGCATACATAGTTTCGCTGATACTGTACTTAGACTTTTTTGTGTTCATGTTCATGAGCAAATAGACAAGCACGGCAACGGCCGCAAGCATGACCAGCTGATTCGCCCGAACCTTCATCTTTTTATATACAGTATATATATTTTTTTATTCGTCGCCCTCATCTTCAAAGGCAAATTCTTCTGGATATGTTTCTTCTGGCTGAGGAGGAGGAGTCACCATCTTCACCTGAACAACGTTCCACACCGAACCATATGCCTTCTTGGCAAACCACAATCCGGCGAATTCGAGAATGACCGAACACTCACCATCGGTTGTGAGCGCGCTGAAGTCCGTGAGTTCCTGGTCGGCGGTGAAAATCTTCGTCGGAGCAATCTTATCGGCGGTGATCTGATTGTTCGTGACACTCGCCGTATACGCCGATTCAACTGTTTCTTGATTGAGAACCTTACCAAACCAAGATTCGGAATTCTCGAGTGCGGCCTGGATGTTTTGTGTATCGATCGCTTGGACGCGTTCGAGATTTCGTTCGGATACGAGATCGAACGTCACTTCGGTGTCCGAGAGTCCACACACCTTGACTTTGTTCAGTTGAACGAAGCACTTCCTCTTGTCGTCCTTCGCAGCCTTGACGACATAGAATCCTTCGTCGTCCTTCGTTGGGGTATCGTACAGCATTATACCGTATAGTGTGCTTATTTCTTTAAACCAACGAAAGGTATCTGGGCTGACTTCAACAGTACCGACTTTGGAACCCAACTGTCACGCGCGGGCCTGTATCCATAAAGCGTCTTCAAAATATTAAACTTTTCCGGGACTTTACCACCCGTACTCGGTCTGAAGTTGTACTCGTTTTTTACGTAATTTTTATCTTTACTCGTTCGCCACAATTGATTATTGATATTGAAACGTTGATCTCCTTTCGTTTGCTGGAATCCCGGTACGCGCACCGACTTTGTGGACGCCTTGAGTCCCACGACAAACTGCCTAGACACACGCTCTTCGTCTGGGGGTGACGTGTACGCGATATATTTTCTAGGGTTTACCGTGGCCGCGGATTTCATGTTCACACGTCCATCGAGTCTTCGACGGCGCGCCGCTGTCATGGGAATCTTGTGTATTTTCGCATATATAGACTCAATCGTATCACTCGAATTAATGGACAATTTACTCGAAATTATTTTTGACAATTTCACCATGCGTTGTCGATCCTTTTCCTTCTTTTCTGGACGAAGACCGAGCTTTTGCATGAGATACACGTCGTCGAGTAAGAATCGACGCCCCGCCACGAAAATACGATCGTCGCGGACGATGGTGCCCGTCATTCTATTTCTATACGTGACACCTTTCTTCTTTGTCTCTACGACTTCAAAACCGAACTCACCCGGACGCATGAACGGTATGTCTAATATTCCACCGACGGGGCGTTCGACGATTTGACCTTTCGCTATCGAAAAGTATCTCGTTTTAAGATCGAGGGCAAATAGTTCCACATCGATGAACACATTCGTTCTAGAGGGTTCGGGGCCATTTCCAGTTTTCTTCTTCTTAATGAGGATGTACCGTCTCGTGACGTACGGTCCCTTCTCGGCGAAACCGAGACCCAAAAACTTTGCGACTTTTGTCTTGGCACTGAACCTCGCATGAATTTCTTTGTCGTACTTCGATGCAATTTCACCAAGTTTATTCCATAAAAGAACCTTGACCGCTTGGAGTTTTCCGAAATATTTTGAATCGTATTTGAAACTCGGTACAAATTTGGTATCTATATCACTCGTGATGATGCGATCATTTCGTTCGATATAATAGTTGAACGCTTCACCACCGGATATCACGAGATCACCACTCGTTTTCAAAAATTCTGAAAGTTCTCCCACCATTCGATAGACGACGTCTCTTATGGTATCAGTCACGTAGGCGTAGACCATCTTTTCGAGCGATTCTTTTTTGTGAAGTCTGTGAAGGCGCTTTCTAAAGTTTGAAACATCATCCTTTTCATAATATCTCTTCAGTGTGGCGTCATTGAAGAAAAGGTTCTTCAACATGAACCGATTTATGACGGCCTCTGAGTAAATGCTATCGTCCATTATAATATTGTGATATATAAAAATGGAGTGTGAGAACCTCAAGTGTGATGTCATTGACGAATGTAAATGCTACGCAATGAAGGATGAAACCTTTCCATACGAAAATCAAGTGTGTGGCGTGCGTCGGGGCGCTCGTATATTTCCGTGTAACCCCGGGTGTTGTTCAGGTGGTTGCCCTGGACAATGTAAGGGTGTACGTCCCAGATCCCCGTATAAAGTGACAGATGATTTCTTCACTCCATTCGAAGTCAATATTCCGGCGTATTCCAAAATAATCCTCGTGGTTCTTTTAGGTCTGGTAATAACCAGCACACTATCGTTACGAAAATGAGACTTAAAGATGAGACGATTAGAAGAGATATAAGATGTCTCTTGAAACTATCCAAACTGAACTCACTGCTCTCCGCGCCGATGTTAAGGCCCTGACGAAGATTATTCGCAAGGTTAAGGCGAAGCAAGACGATCCGGACGGAACGAAGGCTGCGGAACGTGCGAAGAACAACGGCTTCAACCGTAAGCAAAACATCAGCGACAAGCTCCGTGCTTTCATCGCCCTTCCGGAAGGGGAGTTGATTTCCCGCAGTGAAGTCACGAAGGCGATCACGAAGTACATCACCGAAAATGGCTTGAAGCACCCGGACAATGGTCGTGTGCTCATCATGGACGAAAAGCTTCGCGATCTTCTCCAACCGGGTGACGTCCAAGTCACCTTCCTCAACCTTCAAAAGTTCTTGAGTCCGCACTATGTTAAGGCGGCTTAAACAAATAACACATATATGTAATAACATGAACATCAATAAGTCCATCGTCGAAGAACTTATTGGTACAAAGCCAACCAAGTTGGATTTGTATCAAAAAGCCTTCACTCACAAATCAGCCCTCAAAGAACACGAAGAGCTTACCGGTTCATTCGAAACTTTGGAGTTTATAGGGGATTCAGTTTTAGGTTTTGTGATAACCAAATATTTATACGACAGATATGAAGAGCGACAAGAAGGATTCTTGACAAAGGCTCGAACACAACTCGTGCGCGGAGACACCCTCGCGGGTATAGCCCGTAAACTTGGACTCCATGATCACGTTCTCATGGATGAAAAGGGGATGCGTAATGGATGGAATAATAACCCAAAGATTCTCGAAGATGTTTTCGAAGCACTCATCGGTGCGATCTATATGGATCTCGGACTATTACACGCAAAGCAGTTCATTCTCTCCATTTACGAAAACCCAAACCTCGTTGACATGAATGATATCATGATAGACAATAACTTCAAAGATCATCTCATGAGGTATTCACAGTCAAATAACTTACCACTTCCAGATTATAGAATCGCGTGTCAAAATGAAGGTGTATTTACCATAGACGTATTCATAGATAATGTGTTCCTAGGTCGTGGTTTCGCGAAGAGTAAAAAGCGCGCGGAACAGAATGCAGCGCGAGCGTTTTTCTATCCTCCACAGCTTAAAAAGTAGATCCAATATTATCTTAATATGCACCCGAATGTGAAGAAAGTGATTGAACGGGAATACGCAGCTCAAAAGAGTGAAGAATGGCTCGCTCTTCGTGGCAATATGCTCACGGCGTCAGACGCGGCCACGGCTATTGGGAAGAATAAGTATGAAACTCCCGAAGGTTTGCTTCTCAAGAAATGTGGTCTCGGTGAGAAGTTTACTGGGAATGAAGCCACACGCCACGGTGAAAAGTATGAAGACGAAGCTCGTATTCTCTACGAAGAGAGACACGGTGAAGTCGTCCACGAAATTGGTCTCTGTCCTCATCCAATCCACACGTGGTTGGGTGGAAGTCCCGACGGTGTGTCCGAATCCGGAAAACTCGTAGAGATCAAGTGTCCCATGAGTCGACAGATTTTACCGGAAGTGCCCGAACATTATATGCCTCAATTACAGTTATGTATGGAGATTTTAGACTTAGAAGAAGCTGACTTTATTCAATATAAACCAGCAGAAACAAATTGGCCTCGTCCAGAGGAGTTTGTGGTCGTCAACGTGAAACGAGATCGTGAATGGTTCAATACATATCTTCCAATCATGAAGGAATTCTGGGACAGAGTGCTCTACTTTCGAGAACACCTCGACGAACTTCCAAAACCAGAAGAAAAACCCAAACGCACACCCAGAAAGAAGAAGGAGATTCCCATTGAAATTGAGATTGATCCCGACGATACATACATCAGTGATACCTAAGTTAGACTAGCACATGTAAATTTTAAAGATGAATATCGAACAGCAATACATTAAAGCCAAAAACCGCCTCAATGGAAGGCTCTTTGCCCCTTACCAAATGGAAGGTGTCCTCTGGATGCTTTCAATGGAAAATCAACCGAATGGTCCAAAGGGTGGATTCTTATGCGATGAAATGGGTCTGGGTAAAACAGTGCAAGTCGTTTCGACGATTCTCGGAAATGAGAAGAAACACACGCTCATCGTTGTACCCAAATCTATAATCGTTCAGTGGGTCACAGAAATAAACAATTTTGCACCACATTTAAAGATCGGTGTATTTGATGGTCCAAATAGACATAATAACACATCCATGCTGACCGCGTGTGATATCGTAATCGCACCTTACACGGTGATTTTCGAAAACTCCGAACTGCATCGAGTGCATTGGAACCGGATAGTTCTCGATGAAGCGCACGAGATTAGAAACAGATCATCGAAAACATTTAAAAATGTATGTGCACTCAGATCGGATATTCGTTGGATCGTCACCGGGACACCGGTCTTTAATTCTATGAATGATTTTGTATCTCTCTGTGAGTTTGTGGGTATTTCTAAGACACTCGTACAAGGTATGACGAATAAGATCAAAGACATTTACATTCTTCGACGAACAAAGGATGATCTGGCAACGATTAATAAAACACTCGAACTTCCACCGTGTGAATTTGAAAATGTGGAACTCGAGATGTTTCCAGATGAACGTCAATTGTATGAGTTTGTATTCAAAGAAGCGCAGGATACAATCAAGGATATTTTCAAAACGTCGATGAATCTCAATTCGAAGAACATGGTCATATTGGAGTGTCTTCTCCGGGCGCGACAATGTATGATCTGGCCGCAGATGTATATCGATGGTGTCGCGAGAAAAAACAATACAGAACCTGAGCAGTGGATTGGACGTTCAAACAAAATGGAAACACTATTCAGAATGATTAAAAGTCACCCAGATGAAAAGTCACTCGTGTTTTGTCAATTCATGGGTGAAATGAATCACATTGAATTTGTCTTGACGGAGCTCGGATATCCCACATTCAGAATCGATGGTTCCGTTTCGAAGGAGAGGCGCGTCGATGAAATTGAGAATTTCAAGCGTGCACCAGAGGGTGCCGTGTTCATCATCCAGATCAAGTCGGGTGGTCAGGGGCTCAATTTACAACAGGCATCGCGTGTGTATATTACAGGCCCTTCGTGGAATCCCGCGACGGAGTTACAGGCCATTGGGCGCAGTCATAGAACTGGTCAAACCCGGTCGGTTTACGTCAAGAAACTTGTATATAAGGATGCGGAAAATTTCATCAGCGTCGAAGAAGAGATGATGGCACTCCAGGGGCATAAGTCGATCGTATGTTCTAAAGTCCTCAATGACGAGCGAATCGAAAAACAAATACCAGTCAATAGAACGTCTGACAAAATTTCAATTTTGGACATCAAGAAAATTTTCAAGGCGTAATATATACAATGACTACGACAGGATCCCGCGCGCAAGTTTTCCACGGTACGGCTGACAAGACCTCTGGCGGTCTTGAAAAGAAGGATTTGATGCTCGGTAAGGACGGACGAATTAAGAGCAAGGCGGCGCACGACGCGGCCGTTGCTCGCATGAAGTCGGAAGGTAAGAAGGCGATGGTCAAGGTCTTCAAGCCGAAGAAGGGTAAATTTGCGCTCCAGCCGAAGGAAGGTACGAAAGCGTACGAGAAGAAGATTAAAAAAATGGCGTAATACTATAAATGTCACTCGCTACGTGGGATGAAGCTGTAAAGTTGGCAAAGATTAAACTAGGAATCAACCCTAAGAGCTTCACCAAAATTCAGGGTGAACTTCTTAAGGAGTCTCAGAAGATTTATCATATTCTTTTGTTAGCTAAATAATTTTCTCTCAATATCATATACCAATGTTCAACAAAATCAAGAACACAATGAAACGCGCGGGAGCTGCAACCTCTGCCTCTGCTAGAGGTGCGGCGCTCAGGGCTCGCGCCGTGTATGACAAGATGCGTCAGGGCAAGACAGCGCCAGCGGTGGCTCCGACGCCGTACCTCGACAACAACTCGCGCCGTATTTACAAGACGAACAACGGCGCTGTTTTCAGTCAAGATGCTGCGGGTAACAAGAACTACACACCGATTGCCGGTGCGATCAAGAATGGTGCAAACGCGCCGCAAGTGGGTATCAATACGATGAACCTTAAGACTGTCCCGGCGAACATTCGCCCGACGAACAATGTGGCGAAGGTCAACTCGCCGATTGTCTTGAACGCCAACGGTACCCGTTCGCCGAACAACGCGATGAAGGCCTAAACGACAAATTGAAAACCCTTAAGTCGCTGCGGTTCGAACACCATCAAATTATAGAGCTTCCACGTAATTCCAAACTTTTTGTTCAAGAAATACACGCTATTCATTTCAACGATAGCTAAACCGGTATTCCTTGAATACAAACCACTCGTCACAGAATCGGTGAGAATGTTCTTTTCTGGGTCACACACAGACGCCTTAATTTCATTATCGATGGTCGTATCAACTTTAACGCGAAATTTTGGCTCTCGATCTGGAGACTCCTTAATGTTTGAATTGAACATCGGTTCAATTTCCTGTCTCGACAGTGACTTTCCGAAAATGACTTCACTTTGTTCAGTGACAGCGTCAATGATTTTACTTTCGATCGCGCGAAGCGTGTCGTAAAATTTCTTGACGTAATTTCCCTCTTCGTCGCACCCCTTCATCGAAAAATCGATATTCCATTTTGTCGGGCCAATTTCCGGTGTGAATCCAGAAACCCCGAATGGCATGTACATTCGGGGAGTTGTGATTCGGAAGGGTTTCCCATCATTCGTAGACAAAACGATCTTTCTGTTATTATAGTTGGCAATTTCGAGAATATCTATCGCGTCAACAAACTTTGCCATTTAAATTGTATGCGTATTAAAACTTTAAGCTGAACAAGCCACACAGTCTGGTTCTAGGCTAAATTGTATCGGGCGACTTTTTGCTTTGCTGCGTAAATAGTACATCCCCGTTTTGAGACCGGATTTCCACGCGTACATATGCATCGATGACAACTTCGAAAGTGTCGGTGATTCCATGAATAAATTCATACTCTGTGATTGATCTATGAATCGACCTCTGTCGGCTGCCATATCAATGATACATTTTTGACTGATTTCCCATACAGTCTTGTATAAATTCTTAATTTCATCTGGAATATCGACAATGTTTTGAATGGACCCACCCGCCTTGACCATCAAGTCTTTCATATCCTTCGACCATAAACCAATATTCTTGAGTGCATCGACGAGATGCTTGTTCACGATCACAAATTCCCCCGCCAATGTACGTCTTAAATAGATGTTCGTTGTGTATGGTTCAAAACATTCGTTATTACCAAGAATCTGAGCTGTGGAGGCGGTCGGCATCGGAGCTAGCAAAAGACTGTTACGAATGCCTTTCATTTTTACGCGTTCTCGCATTGCATCCCAATCATATCTACCACTAAACTTCGTGTCACCATCCCACATATCAAATTGAAGAATGCCCTGCGATGCCGGAGAGCCCGAAAAAGTTTCATATGGACCATCGACTTCGGCAAGCTCCGAACTCGCTTCGAGTGCGGCGTGATATATGGTCTCAAAGATATGTGCGTTCAATAATCTCGACTCGTCACAGTCAAATGGAAGACCACACAATATGAATACGTCGGCGAGTCCTTGAACACCCAGTCCAATGGGTCTGTGACGCATATTTGAATTTCGAGCCGTATCGGTTGGGTAAAAATTGCGATCGATCACGCGATTCAGATTCTTTGTCACGGTTTTCGTCGCTTCGTGAAGTTGTTCGTGATTAAACGTTTTCGTTTCCTCGTTAACATATTTCGGTAGGGCGATCGACGCGAGATTACACACGGCTGTTTCGTCTTTGTCGGTATATTCTAAAATCTCTGTGCATAAATTTGAACTCTTGATCACGCCCAAATTCTTTTGATTTGACTTTTTATTGCACGCATCCTTGTACAACATATATGGAGTACCGGTTTCCGTTTGAGATTTAAGAATAGCTTTCCAAACCTCACCCGCCGAAACTATGGCATTCGCACGTCCCTCTTCTTCATATTTGGTGTAGAGAGCTTCAAACTCCTCACCCACCACATCTGAGAGACCTGGAGCCTTGTCTGGACAGAACAGAGACCACTGGCCACCTTCTTCAACGCGCTTCATGAAGAGATCTGGAATCCAGAGGGCTGAGAAGAGATCTCGACATCTCGCTTCTTCATCACCTTGGTTGAGTCGTAACTCAAGAAATTCCATGATGTCCGAATGCCAGGGTTCCAAGTACACCGCAATAGATCCTTTACGACGCCCAGCTTGATTTACATACCGCGCAGTGGCGTTAAATACACGAAGCATGGGAATAATTCCATCTGATTGACCATTTGTACCTCTAATACGAGACTTGTTGGCTCTTACATCGTGAATGTGCATACCGATACCCCCAGCCCATTTGGAGATTTGCGCACACTCGGTCAATGTTCCGTAAATACCATTAATTGAATCTTCTTTGTTTGCGATGAGAAAACAAGAACTCATTTGCGGTCTCGGTGTACCCGAGTTAAACAACGTCGGTGTGGCGTGAATGAATAAACCCCGTGACATCTTTTCATACGTGTCGACGATGGATGGGATATCATCCCCATGAATACCGATCGCCACGCGCATAAACATATATTGAGGTGTTTCCATTATTACACCATTAAGCCGTTGCAAGTATGATTTTTCGAGAGTCTTCAAACCAAAATAACCAAAATCATAATCTCGTTTTGTGACGATATCATCTTTCACACGTCCAGCGACTCGAGAGACTTCTTCTGTGACGATGCCGGCTTTTTGTAATTTCTTCATCGCGTTGTGAAAGTTATTCGGGCATATTTTTTGAATGTTACTGGCTATGATGCGAGTGGCCAAAATTTCATAATCGGGATCAGTCGTGATCATACCGATACAAATTTCGGCGGAGAGAGTATCTATTTCTTGTGTCGTAATACCATCGTACAACGACGAAAAGACCTGTTGAGAAACTTTTGATGAATCTATAACATCAGAAAGTTCATATGTCAGTGCTTTGATCCTGTTGGTGACCTTATCGAAACGCATGTCTTCAACATGACCGGAACGCTTTGTGACTCTCATTATTAAATAGACTGGTTGTTTTATTTTTAACTTAGTTCCTGCACTTGAAATCCTTGCTACGGACTGGAACAGGTCCTGCAACTTCAGCCTGACGGTTTGATTGTAGGAGATATGTGTTCACGAAAAACTTACCCTCCTTTCCGGGTTGTGACACCGGGGGATAAGAACCAACGAAACACGTAGGCGGGTTGCATGGCATTTGCTCCTTGGTCACTGGCTTGCTGCTGAAAGCTTCGTCAAAGTCGGCGAGCGTTAACATTTATATGTACCAACAAGTTTTTTTTCGGAATGTATATTAAATGTGTGATAACTTACACCTGAATTCCATCAAGCAATGCCAGACTCCCTTGAATACGCTCTTCTTTTCTGAGTTCAATGTGAATCTTCTCCAGCGGGCGATCAGACAGGAGTTCAAGAATAATACCGGAATTGCTATTGACTACCAGAACAAGGACGATTTGTATGGTATCATGCGCAGTACTTTTATAAATAACGCCGGTGATCATCTCATGGCAGTCAATGAACAAGTCAAACAAATGAACGACGTCGTTATTCGAACGGCAACCTCCCAAATTCAGAGTGGTGTGTCTCAATATATGGGATACATTCGTGATATTGACACACTGAGTGTTCCACTCGCTCAACCCATAAACACGAGTACGTACGGCAAGAAACTCGATTTAAGTACAAAGATAGGTTTGTAAATTATATAAGTCAATCGCTAATCTTTGTAAATCACCTATTTTCATGGAGTTAATATGGGTTTTAGCCACCTGAGGTATCTCATCCATATTTTCGATTCTGTGTATGATAATTCTCACGAGCGTCCGAATGCTCGACGCAAGCATTGCATGTTGTGTATTATCATACATATCCAATTCGCTCTCGATGTCTTTCATTTTTTTCAATTCGTGATACTTTTCAATGGATACAAAAAGCATTTAAAGTAGTCTCATATTTTTTTGATCCTCATTTATACGTATGCGAATCATCACAAAAATGATGATCGACAGAGATACTATCGACGTGAGTGCCATGCGATCCACGTTATTCATTTACTTTGTGTAGAGATTTAAAGTTATCATTGCTTAGTCTTGTAAGATGAGCCTCAACTACTACAAGAGTGAAACTGAAAAAGTATGCAAATCGAAAGGTTGGGACCGTGTCAATGTCGACACAGTATGGCTCCTACTCACGGAAGAAGTTGGTGAGCTCGCGTCGGCGATTCGTCAATATAAAAAGAAATACAAAAAGATAAATCTCAAAAAGGAACGAGGAACTGATGTGATGATGGAGATGGGTGACGTGTTTAGTTATCTGTTTCAATTAGCGCACATGCTAGACGTAGATCTAGATAAGATGTGGGATGAACATAAGCAAAAGATGCAGACCAAAAAATATAAAATGTGATCTACTAGTAACAATGAGTAAGTTTATGCTCGACAACGACGATACCATCAATGATATTAATCCGTTCGTAGTTCGTGATTTTTCTTTACCAGGTGGTGTCAGGCAAACAACTATGTTTGTCGATAAGGCTCTGGTGAAAGAAGAGTCAGGGTTTGAATTACAGGAGGAAGAGAGTCCAATATGTAGCATCGCCATGACGGCGGGTGACAAAACGATAGATATGTGTCGCCCGGGTTTTTCTAAATGCAGCGACGCTCGTCCTCTTTATCCGATGCGAAATATTGATCATGGATTCACACGAGATGTGCGTGTCAAACCGCAGCGTATGAATGTCAGAAGATCTCGAATGTGGATCATCGCATTAATTTTACTCATCGCTGTTCTATTATTTTTAATACGTTAAATAGCTTTGTTAGACGTTTAATATTTAGGGTTCGTTCAATGACATCTGGAAGTGTTTGTCTACAAAATTCTTCGGCGAACTTCATTTGCCACGGTGAATTCATATTCAGATACGGAGGAACGAACGTCGGATCTAGGATTTTAGCTGTGTGCATTAAGCGAATCCACGTTCGTTGATCTACGTCGGTACACGTAATATTTTCGAGTGCGATGGTCGCCATTTTACATTTAGTCTCGAACGTTGGTTCCACCATACTGGCTAAGAAATTTTCGTATTGAATACTTTGTTTCTTAGACACGAGTTCTGTCCAGTCACCAAGACCGGATGTGTTGAGGTAATCAATAAAATCAATGTATCCCTTTCCGGGTACATATTTAGTATATTCTGCGGCGACGTATGTTAGGTCAGACTCGACATCATGCACGATGCGAGCCCGTTTAAGGAATGAACTCATTATAGGAAGATGATGCTTCTTCTCTAAACTCTTTAATTTGTGTATTGTGTTTTCCTAAGTGGGTGATCGACAATAGTAAATTAGGTCAAAAAATGAAATACAACGCAATCGCAAACAATACATTCTCATATTTACTCACACTCGATGAGTTTCGGGAGAAGATGCCGGAGAGTGTGAGACCCTCTTGGATAAAGATTACGACCATCACCATGATTTCTAACTTTATCGAAGAGATCGACATCAAGAAACTTCGCACAGTGTTTGAAAAACTTGGTTCCATAAAGCTTCGACGTAAAGGCACATCATACAAGGGATTTGAATGGAAACTCAAACCCACGACGTTTTACAATCAAATTACACTCACATATGAAGACGAATACAGTACAAAATCAATCAAAGTATTTCCAAATGGGAGCATTCAAGTCGCTGGATGTTCAGATCTTTTTGATTGCAAACGTATCATCACACAGTTAACCTATTTATTCCAATTATGCCTCGGTCGGAACATCCACGTTCCCCCCGATTCATTCAGGGTTGTCATGATCAATTCGAATTTCAGTCTCAATTACAACATCAACTTGATGCAAGTTGCCAGTCACTTTGAAGACTATAACGAAATTTTCAAAGTTTCGTTCGAACCGGACAGATATTCAGCCGTTAAAATAAAGTTCAAACCAGCAGAAGAGATGAAGGAGATCACGACGAGCATCTTTTCTACGGGCAAAGTGATCATCACGGGCGCAGAAACCCTCAAAGAAATTGTTTTTGCATACAATATTATCAATCAGCACATAAATCAGAAACCAGAGATTCGAGTGTCCCAGACGATAGAAAAGGATGTATTCGACACATTTCTCGGACATAAAAACGAAGTATTGATTGATCATCTCAGAAAGTCTAATTTCCAATCTTGGACGAGGACCATTACCAACAGAAGAATTAATTTCTGACTTAATATTAAAAAATGTCCCAACGTTTAGGAATGGCCGATGGTCGATGCTTTACCATCAGCACCTCTTCTCGACTTCTCAACGACCATATTATGAACACGAACGATGTCCCACTCGTTGATAACTATTCGTACCGACAGCTCTTGCAGCGCTCGGGACCGAACCTCATTGACAAGGTTCAAGCCGCACAAGACAGTAACGAGCGTTGTTCCACGTGTGACACACCTCTCATCAAAGTTCCGCGCACATACTGAGTCAAAACACGAAAAAAACTTTAAGTAGGTAAATGTAGAATGACGACATGTTCTATATGTCTTAATCAGGTGAGGTCACAGAGACTGAACCCACCTATACGATGTGGACATATATTTCATTCAAAATGTATAGAGGATTGGAAAGGCAAGGGTAAAAATACGTGTCCTCTATGCAGAAAGGTATTTGATGTGTCACAATTTAAGGTTGTCATAACCGTACAGAACAATTATACAGCGACTTCAAACGCTGTATCATTGAACAATGATCTAATATTTAATATAATGGACCTCTTTGATCTATCCTTTGATGTTGAAGATACACTTGACCTAGACCGCCTTTTGTCCGACCTTGGGGTGAGTCTTACCGACTTTGATTCCTCTATCACGGACACAGAATGAACTACAATATTTACTGTAATCCAGGCCGGGATAATCTCTCGCCGCCTTCCTTGGATCGAAAATAGCCTTTCCCTTTGCATCAGTCAGAAGTGGACCAGTAGCCCAACCACGCTTGTGACTGAATACATTTGCCTTGAATATGAGACGCTTCCCCCTTTCAACTTTACCAGCAGCCCGTATTCTTGATTCGGGAACCTTAAAAAAATTGGCAATACTTTTGATCGTATCCCCCTCTTTGACTTTGTATTCGACGACGCTGTGTTGCTTGTAGAAGTGAAAATCACCTTGACGAATGTAATTGGTCGGGCGACCCGGACTCACGAACATCATGACCTTGTAATATCCCTTCTTACATTTCTCATTACCTTTCGCGACGTAAACCTTCTTCGGATTATCCGAAACAACTCGGTTTGGGAGATCTCGACAATGTGTGTAGTTATGGTTTCTATTTGAAAGACCCGATCTATCTCCCGGAATTGACTTTTGGAATCTATAAGCTTCGTAGTCACCCACCGCGTACGCATAGCAGTTGTTATTATTTATCCCAGTAGACGTACCCCAGTAGCGATTTGTGAATCGTTTTTCGGATCCACTCACCGGTAGCGGTGCCATTTATAATCAAGACAGAAAAAAAATATAGTATAACAATAAATGTTCAAAGAAATCGTCAAGGCCGAAAACAAGTCCGACATCCTCACGGAACTCTTGGTGTTCCTCCTCAACGTGTTGGTCGGAACCTTCTTGCTCCGTATCTTCTGGAACCGATCCCTGGCGAAGCACATCACCGTGCTCAAGCCCATTAACTCGCTTTTGGATGCCCTCGTTCTGAGCATCAGCATTAGCGCGATTCGAGGCATCTAAAATTCTTTGAATCCGGTGTGTGTATCACCAATGGGTGACACGAGCGTTGGAAACGCTTGAATTTTACCACAATTTTCTTTGTCGCAATCGACAAACTTAAACGGAATGCTCTTGTTCTTAAGCATTTCTAATTGTTTACGAGTCCATCCACATCCCATGGTTCCGTAAACGATCCACTCACCACCCATGCTCTCACGCGGCTTCTTCATCTGGAAAAGAATGTACACATTCACAACGAAAAGTAAGATTAAAAGCCACATATACTATCAGCTCATATTTTTTATCATACCACACATTTGATCCTTCGTCAATTTTGCATCCAATTTAAACATTTTGACGAGGTCGTCCTTCTTGTAGAGACGACACTTACGCCTGTCAATTTTGAGATCACCATTTTTGTTAATGAAAACTTTTGGACCGGATTGTGTCTGTCGATAGAAGTTTCTGATCTTTTCAGCTCCATTCTCAGCCTTAGCTTTGAGGAAATCAAACTTATTCTTATAGACGCGTTTCTGACCCTTTCGGTCTACAAATGTGTGCTCAGGAGTCTTTGCGACGGCAATACCAGGTCTCTTTGGTGGAAGCTTCTTCTTTTCAGCTTCCTTTTGAAGAACAGCCCTCGCACGACGAATGGCGCTCATAGTGGCAGGTTTCGCAGGTGTTTTAGGTTTGGGTGCCACAGTCTTTTTTGGGATAATCTTTCTGAGAATGGCGATCTTCTTCTTAGCTTGAAGGAACGGATGCTTCAAGATTTGGTCATAGGTTGGAAGACCTGTGTGTTCTATAGGACGGAGACGGAAACCTTTGGTAACAGGTGATAATATAAGAAGATATTGTCGTGAAAAGAGGTCTTCCATGAAATGACGCACTGGCACAGATTTTGTGTAATTGTATATGATGTTAAGAATGTAGTGTGCGTCATACATCTGATGCGATCCAGAGTAAATACCAGATTTCTTAAACTCGCCACTCGTGACATTTGGGTTTCTAATACCTTCGATTGTGGACATACCAAAATCAATCATAACGGGTTTGTTACCCTTCAATACGAGAATGTTGTTCCAATGAAGATCGTGGTGTCTAAACTTTGGATACTTTTCATGAATTCTTTTCAAGTTTGTGATAATTT